TCAGCAGGTACTCCCACTGATTGAGATCCGGATGCGCCAGGATCTCCGCAATCGAGTTAGAGAATGCTTCTCCTACTTCCATCCCAATAGCTGCCATCCGATGTGCTGCTTGGTTAGGTGGAAAGATTATGCCGCAGTGCGAAAGATATACCTTAGTTGGTATAGTCGTTCCCGCTGGTATAAGCATAACCGTTCGTTGTTTCTTCCAACTCCCGCCTTGAACTACTCTGGTAGTTGATCCAGCGAGGTCTTCGTTGTGATGTCCGCTATCCAACGAGACAATTTGTGGCTTCAAACAGGGGCCTCCATTAGTATTACAGGTACAAACGTAGCTCCTCCTTCTACGTCCGCTACGCGACAGCACAGGGTTTTCTGTACAGGAAGATCAACTAATACTATATATTCATCTTCGTTTAAAAAGAACCGTGTGTACGCAGAAAAATCATTAATATCCATACTTATACCGTATTAAAACCAAACGCTACCATGGGAAAGCGCTGAGCAAGAGAGTTAGTTCCTTGAATCTGAGTAAACGCTATTGATCCGGGTAGTGCAGTTGTTGATGCGCTATAAAAGCCCTGACCCAACGTAAGCTGTGCGCTAGCGTTTGTTGCGACTCCGAAATTTCCAAGGAAGTTAGTGTTTACCTGCGAAGCAAGATATTGAGAGAACGAACAGTTAGCGCCGCCTGTTGTCGTTCTAACAATCTGACCGATCCAGTACCGTCCACCAGAAACGGATGTACTCCAAGGGAATGTAAGATTGCGCCAACCTTGGTACAAACTACTGTTTGCAGAACCAGAGAACGTAATACCTGTTGTAAAAGACGTTGAATGCGCGAGAGAGATAGTGCTTACGTTTCGACTGTACAATCCAAGCCAGTTCGATACTGTGAACGATCCCGTTGAGTTCGATGCGTTAGAAAAGTTAATCGGCATGGCTACCATATTCATGGTTAGGTCCGGGAAAATATCCGGATCCAATGCTAACGTACCTTGACCGATCTGGCCTACTACGAGCGGATAGTCTCCGTGCGGAGAGTAACCTGACTCAATAACTCCGCCTCCTGCTGCAACACTTGCTGTAACTGTTGAACCATTTAGTCCGAACGTGACACCGTTACTGTTACTAAAGACAATGTTCGACAGGTTATTAGAGGTGGTCCCTGCGGAGACGTTAATGTTGGTAAGTCCTCCACCTCCTCCACCTGTTTGGTTAATAGAGATTGTGGCACCGTTTGCATCCGTGGACTGACTAAGCGAGATATTGTTCGTACCGACAAAGACAATACGCGTCCCTGTGATCCCTGTTGATCCCGCAGTGTTGCCAAGGTTGGATACACCAATAGAGTAGTTAGCTGCGCCAGGAGCGGCAATGGATAAAGACAATCCGTTTGAGTTCAGTGTACCCGAAGCATTTGCCCCAGTAAAACCCGATCCTGCAATATTGCCGGATGCCTGCGTTTGAACTGATTGTGTCGTAAGGTACGCGGGTACGCCAAGACTAAGGCCGTTGCTATTGTTAGTCCCTACGATGGCCGTACCAGTAGTCGTAGTACTAGAGAATCCAGAACCAACGATGTTGCCAGAAGCCTGAGTCTGTACGGACTGAGTTGTCAGGTACGCAGGAATACCTAAGCTCAAACCACTTGTGTTCAGAGTACCGACAAGAGCTGTTCCTGTAGTGCTTGTACTGGTAAAGCCTGTACGCGCTATGTTCCCAGAGGCTTGCGTCTGTACGGATTGGGTAGTCAAATAAGCTGGAACACCAAGACTCAACCCAAGACTGTTGTTAGTACCAACAATGTTTACACCAGTCGTAGTTGTACTGGAGAAACCAGCACCAACGATATTTCCCGATGCTTGTGTTTGGACAGTCTGTATTGTAATCCCGTTATGGCTAGCCGTAATTTGGGTACTGCCCGACATCCCGAACGTGATGCCATTAGAGTTAGCGAAGTTAATTGTGCCGGATGTACCCGTCTGAGTACCCGCAGCAATAGCAACACCGCCTCCTCCAGCAGGCAATGCCCAGGATCCGTCCCCGCGAAGGAAGTTAGTACTTGAAGGAGATCCTGAACCAAGGAAACTAGGGGCAAAGATACCGGAGGTAATGTCCCCGGTACTGTGAGCGTGACTTGCAGAGGCAAAGCCCGTAATGAGGGTAGACAAGTACCCAGCAGAGCGATTCTTCCAGAGACTGACTGCCGAATCATACATGAGTACGTTGTCAGCAGTTGCGCTAACAATTAGTACATCGTGCAACTCTTCAAGTTCTTGCCCGTTAATGATCTTAATATAAGCAGAACCAGCGGAACCGTTACTTGCGTTGATTACCCATCCCATTGCAACGCCGTGCGCGGGTTGAGTAGGACGAGTGGTAGTCAAAGCTCCAGCCGTTTCGGATAGCCAGAGAGCTGCTCCGTTTGTAAAGGATGCTGTAGGAAGAGTGCTCAGGCCTGTAAGCAAACCAGCAACGATCATATAACCATCGCTTACGTCGCTGATGCTTTCTGCTGCTACACCAATAGTAGTAGCTGCTGTTGCTTCCGTAGAAGCATCCGCGAGTTCAACGGTAAGGTGCGTACCCGTGGAACCAACTACATAGACTGCTTGTCCCTTTGTGATTGTTCCAGCGGTTGACTTGCGTACAATCCGCATCAGGGTTTCATTTACATTGCTGGAGTACGCTCCGGTGCTTACAACTACACCCGTAAGCGTTCCACCTGTAATGGAGACTGCGTTAGCGTTCTGAGTAGCTATGCTGCCAAGGCCGAGAGTAACCCTTTGAGCAGTTGCATCCGCATCATCAAGGAGAGCTTTACCAGCAGTTGTAACATCCCCTCCCATCTTGGAGGTACTGACTACGCCTGTATCGATAGTCCAGGTTGCGCCACTACCAGAGACAACGATGTCTCCTTTATCGCCGTCAGAGATTCCACCAGTGCTAACAGCAGCAGCGTACGACAAGGATATCCATGACGTAGAACCGTCTCCGAACTTGAATTTCAGAGTATCGGTTTCGTAGCCAAGCTGGCCTGCTTGCATAACTGGATTATTGGAAGTCCAGTTTGCTGCGGTATCCCTGCGATGTCGAAGAACTGCGGTTGTTGCCATATTTATATTAGAGACTTACTGAATCGCCTTCGTCTAAATCAATTGCACCGAATGTGTACGACATGGAACTACTGCCTTCATCGAAATCCCATGCTGCTCCTCCACCACCTAATGTAACCGTTGCCCAGACACCATCACCTCTAAGAAATGTAGTGGCTGTAGCAGTACCAGAGCCTAGCCTAGCTGGATCAAAGATCCCTGAAGTAATCGCACCTGTGCTGTGAACGTGAGACGCAGAGGCATACAAGCCCGATAGGCCGTATACCAACGGCATCTGCAATCTGTTTGCACGAATCTCCGATTGACGTATGCCATGAGATCGCTGGTTGTTACTTCGCTTTGACAAGTCTCAGCCCCAATCGTTCCATGTCTTCTTGGATCTCGTCGTGAGCTTTCTCTGCTTTCTTCTTAGCTTCTTTGGTGCGTTTGTCTTCCTTCTCCAGCCATCCACGGTCAGCAAGCCACTTGGATGCTTGGAACGAATCCCTCTGCGTAGCAATATTCAGGATACCTTGTGCAATCAGTTTAGTTGCCAGTGTGTCCTGCCATTCCTGGATCTCGCTCTTTACACCGTGCGCTCCTACGAAGTCTCTCCATTTACGGTAGCCATCTTCAATCCATGCTTCAGCAAATACGTACCCAGTGGGATCGTTACTCTCAAGGAATCGCGTGCGCCAGAAATCCTTCTGATCCCTGTTACAGGTACGGAAATGATGCGCCCCAACGATCTTGATTTCTTCAGCCATAACGTGCCGTGTTAACTCTTTCAAAAGCAGAAATGCGTTCTGCCAGAGTACCTACGTACCCAAGCGCTCCAAGCCAAGCGTACAAAGTTTCGTTAGTTGCTCCTGTATAGCCAAGACCAGTAAGGTAAACTTGAATCTTATCGGTTACTCCGCCAGGAGAAGTTTCTGTTTGTTGTATCCATTGCCAAATATTATTTACAGGCAAATACGTTACTCCTCCAGTATAGGCAATGCTGTACGCAGCGGTTGTGCCATAAGCGGATGTGGATTCATCCCAAATAAAATAGTTAAATGTAAGAGATTGCGTACCGGATATATGCGAAAACTGCGGAACACCGTTGGTACTGATTGTTACGGACCAAGTGCTAGTAACTCCGTTCGACAAGTACCACTTATTGAATACAATAAGATCGGATGTTGCCAGTGTAGGACTCAGGCTATAAGCAATACCTAGCGTATTACTTAAGTCCGGAGTCACAATTTCTACGTACTTGTATCCTGCCGGAGCTGATGCGGATAAAGTAAGCGTAGCAGTAGCCATTATCCAACCACCTTGAATTCATAGTTTCTTCCCAACTTTATATTGTTGGTAAAGAAATTAGGGAATGTAATCTTGAGGCTTGTAGAGCTGCTAGCGGATTCGTTAGTGCAAGCAATACCTGCATAGGTGCATACAACACTCGCGCTAAGCCCTGTTCCAATTACTGCTGAATTAGTTTGAGCAGAAAAAGCTGTATTCGTCGTATTGACGCTGGTGATGGTGAGGCCGGTGGCTACAGCCGGCGCAATAGCAAACGAGAAAGCTCGCTTTGCGTTCGTAGGGTTTGTCCACTGTCGCGTGCCTGTTGCGCCAGCGGTTGTTTGTGTCTCGTATGCCAGACCGAGCCACGAAGCCGACGTCGCCCATTGTTTGATAAGCGTAGTCGTGTCTGGCTCGTCTCCTACGTCAAACGTGCCCGCAGTGTCACGCGAGCCACCGCCAAAGAACAGAATGCACCCGTTCTCCGTTGTCGTGATGCTTGGGCTGTTCCAGTTAGCGCCGCCTGTGGCCGTCGCCTGTGCGCCCACATTGTAGGGCGTTGTCGTATTGTGGCCTGTGAGGCGAAGCGATATTGCTTGAATCAATGCGTCCGAGCCGCCGGACCGAGATAGCGTTACTGTGCCGCTACCGCCGCCCCACCCTTCAGAACCCGTCACTGTTTTGGTAAAGATTCCAAGGCCACCCTCGTTGTTTGATCCTGTAAAACCAACAGCAAAGTCGGTAGGCGTTGAGAATGACGCGGTTCCTACGTCTATGTACCCAACGATTACAATTAACTCCCCGGCAGAACACGCTGGGATTGGGACGTTGACAGATGTGGCAACTACGCTTGAATCAACGTATTTCCAATCGGTGTTTTCTACGTTGCCAAATACCAACGCCATTACGCTTCTCCGCCGTACCAACGGACGTTATCGACTTGCAGATACGTTGTGTTGAGGAAGCCTGTATTTGCCGCGCCAAGAAAATAACCGTACCACGCACCCCATCCACCGACCTGATCGGCGCGGTAGTTATTTATGTTCGTCTCGTTTATAACCAACGATCCATTTTTCCAAACGCGAATGATTGAGCGCTCTGAAGCGCTTTGAGCGTGGTAGAAATAAACTTTCACCGACACCCATGTGCCAAGATCGCTGGCGTTTATAAACCCATCTGCTGGCGTTCCGCGTTGCGTCTGCCCTAGACCGTCGTCTACTGAATTCCAGTCGCAATACAACCGTGAATACGAACCCTCTGGCAACAGTGAAAGACCTAGCTTGCCCGGCTCGTTGTACGTGTCGTTCGGCGACGCTTCTGACCCATTTCCCGGCCATACACGATAAAACTTATTGTTGCTTCCGCCGCTTGTCGCTGTGCGGTGCGTGTATGCGGCACCGCCCCACGCTTCCGCGCCGTCTGGGATGTAGAGGTCGAATTCGGTTGTCAGGCCGACATACAAAGCACCCAACTCAAATCGCTGCTCGCCGATGGCATTGGCGGGGTTGTCTGCGTCGGGTGTCCCTGTAAATGTAAACTGCAGCGCGTAACCCGGATTACCTCGCCCTGACTGGACGCTTGTGTTTGTTCCAGCCAGCCAGTTAGCGCCGTTCTCAGTGTATGTAAGGTTGCCGGACTCAAAACCGTCAGTAAAAAACGGAGTAGCCCCCACCACCACATCCACCCGACACGCGCTAGTATTGCCGAACGAACAGTTCGGGCCTGTCAAAGAGATAATTTTTCTAGTGGCATTAATTGTCACGTAAGTCCTTCTTTGACGTATTTCATTTTACGGAATGCTTTCCACCACGCTTGGGTATAATCCACATCAGAGTAATCCTTGAAGTACGGCCCACCTTCGGTGAAGTGAACAGCCTTGGCATCATCCCTGTAAGGGTAGTGCCCAACAAGATGATTCCACTCAATAGGCAAAGAGCCAATTTCCTCATCCTTGCACCACTTGAATTGATGCAGATCGAGTCCACTGGCTCTGTCTATATACCCTGGAGTAAGCCTGCTGGTTGATTGGTGCTCACAATTGAACAACATCAGACTGGACCAGCACTTCTTTTCGTATACTGTTTGCTCTGTTCCCAGGTACTTTTTACCTTCCTTGAAGGTATCCGTATTGTGCTTACAGACTTGCACTGCTTTAGTGCTATCTCGCAGGAACCACAGTTCCGCAATATCAGTTAAAAACAGGAAGTCGCAATCTACGAATATACCATGCCCTTTGAAATTTTGCAAGTGAGGTACTAGCCAGCGAGTAAAGGAGAACTCGTTGGATTGCTTGGGATCCTTAGCTCTTGTAAGAGGGAGTTGTGCTTTCTTGAGAGGGGTAATCTGTACGGGTTCAGAGCTGTGCTCAAGGATACTGGCAGCACAAGTCCAGAAGGCTCCGGACTCTACTGGATCGTACCCAATGTACACAGGAATCTTGTGGGTTTCCCTCATTTGAATGCTTCCATGCGGAGATCTCTTGCGGGTATCTTGAACTGGGCTTGGCACTTCTGGATATCCCTGAATCCTGCCTGTTGTAGCTCGTATGCCAGCGTCTCAGGCGTGTAACCCCAGTGGTGACAGTGGAACTCATTCTTTAGGTCAGGATTGCCATAGAAGGCCCACATTCCCATTTGATCCCCTGCTCCCATAAGGAATGCATGAGCTGCTTTCTTCAGATCCGGGCACTCAAGGATAATCTTGCCTCCTGGCTTCAGTACCCTGCGCCACTCTTGCAGCATTCCTTGCACTTCCCACTTGTAGAAGTGCTCGATAACATGGATTGCAATGATCTCCTCTACACTGTTGTCCTCTGCGAACTCCAACTTACGCAAATCGCACTTGATATCCGCATTAGGCGCTAAATCCACGCCAATGTAACCCTCAAGAGGGCGATTACCTGAGCCTAGATTGAGTTTCATGCGAGACTCCCAAAGACTCGTGCCCACTTATCCGCAATTACCTCTGGACTGTAGTTCTCAGCAATATGCTTTTGGGCCTTTTCTATCTCTAGTCCCCAGTTCCAGCCACGAACTGACTCCATAATCTCGTTAATGGGTCGATCCAAGTACGCAATTCCTGCTTTCGGAAGTTCCTGTACACTGGGAATTGAATCCGTCAGAACAACCATCCCGCATTGCAGGGCTTCCAGTACACGATTGGCGCTTTTCGCTGCTTTTCCCTGCCTATAAGGCAAAACTGCTACCGTATTGCGCTCAGCAAGATCAGGAATTATATCCTTGTGCCAAGGAGTCCATCGAATTTGAGGAGCTTGGAAGTACGCAGGAGGCTGGACATTACTCGGAAGTACGATTTCTAGTGGGTACGTGCAGTCCTCTGTGTACACATCGTACAAACCATGGATGTTCATGGATTGTCCGTACCAGCAAAGACTGGTTGGCATGTCAGGATCGTAGGAAAGTTGAGGAGAAAGGACAGGATCAGGGATAACTATTGCGTCCCGGTTTACTTTTTCCTTAATAACCTCAGCCATCTCGTAGGAGTTACACGTAATAGTGTCAGCAACATCTGACATCCTACGGTAGTGATCCGACATTTTTCCTTCAAAGTGATCATCACAGACATCAAAGATTACTTTTTGTCCACGAAGTTTACAGAACTTAGCGTAACTCCAATCGTTGTACGTCCAGTGCTTACTGAATACAACAACCTCGGACTCCTTTCGAGCTAGGCTGCTTACACTAGGAATGATGAGATGCTTACCCAGATTCTGGGCAGGAGAGAGGATTCGGTACCGAAAGGAAGCAATATTGTCATTCCCTGTGGTTACGTAGGATACATTCATCACGGCTTGAACCCTCGGCAGAATTTCTTGAGATCCTTGGCTACTTTACTAATTGGGATATCCCAGTCAACGCCTTCATCTTGATGGTACTGGATAACGGAGTTGTAGAAGGGATTCAGTTCATCCTTCTTACCATAACGCCAAGCGTGACCATGCGGTGTCAGAGTCCACGTAAGGAGATCCATGGAGCCCCGTACATGCACCATACTGGTGTTCACACAGATGACGAGATCACAGGCCGCAGCGAGTGCCATTGAGTGCTCGTAATCCTGATCCTCCACAACGTCAGGCCAGTGGTGCAGGTAGATTCCGTGCCTCTTGAGCAACTCTCCAGTCTGTTTCTCTGCTCCGGGCAGGTACTCCAATGAAACGAAGGTTGCATCATTTTCGAGTACAGGTACGAGTTTCTCAAGCGGGATGCTTCGCAAGTCCACACGGGTTTTCTTCTTACCTCCAGTCCAGGCTATCCCGACAATAGGACGCCCAATTTGACCCGTTTCTTCCTGAATGGTACGTACAATTCCTTTGTATTTAGATACAAGCTCAGGATTGGGCTTTAGCCATCCTGAGTTAACCCGCCTTTGCTGGTGGTACCAACGAGGCAATGATCCCAATCCATCCTTGTAATCCACTCGAATAGTGTCATTCCACTCGGGTGTTTGTTTGGATTTACGGGTTGGGAAGATATCGTTAATCTCTGGCAAGGATCGCTGGATAGCGGTGTACAACCGGGGATGCACATCCAGGATTACCCGAGTATTGGGATTAGCCTTGAGGAACTCAGGAACGAATTGCATGAACAGGAGTTCATCCCCAATACCTTGCTCTCCGTGCAGAACAATCGTCTTATCTGTCAGATCCTCTCCTTTCCAGAACTTGGCTTCCTTACCACCCTTGTCCTTGTAGGATCGAACAATACGCTCTCCAGTTTGGAATCCTTCTGCGTAGAACTTGAAGCCCTCTTCGTACTGCTTGTTCTCGATTAGCAGTAGGCCAAGGTTCCAGTTACCCTGAGGATGGTCAGGACGCAACTCAAGGCACTGCCTGCCATAGGGAATACCCTTAGCTGGATTACCCTCGTTTACCCAGAGAGCGCACAGGTTAGCCAGTACATCGGGGTGGTACTCCAGCTTCAGAGCTTGCTCAAAGGCTTCTCTGGCCTCTGCATTGCAGTGCTCATTGCGGTACGCAGCCCCGAGGTTATTGAGCCACTCGATCTTTGGTTTCTTGGAGTTCTGTACGAGGGGTTCTAGGAGATTAATGGCGAGACCGTTTCGATTGGTCTGCATGTACAGTGTGGCTAGTTGGTACAGGACTATCTCGTTATGGATGTCCTTGTTGAGGAGTTCGGAGTAAATACTCTCCGAGCGTTCGACGCATTGAGCGGCTTGATGGGTATCAAAACGACCCTTCTGGGAGGTCATTTGAATAAAGGTCTGGTGGTACTGAGAGGCTTCGGACAATCCTTGTTTGAATTCTGGATCCATTCCCTGGAGTTCGTCTTGCACTGATTACCTCATGTCTTCGATAGATTCAGCCCCAGATTGGATAGTGCGCGCTCACCGTACCAGAATCCTAGTGAGATGAGATTCAACTGAAAGAGTCCTTGCATACCATCGGGTGTAAACGTACCGGGATGCAAGAATCCCCAACCGTACAGTCCAGCAAGAATGTAAGTGAGTACTGGGCGTACCGATCCTCTGAGGAATTGCAAGGGAGGAGATACACTCGCCCCCTCTCCTTCGTACTGTACTACGAACTTTCTGAAACTGTCAACTTCGTCCTGACCCTGCTTGGCTACCAGTAGAGCGTACTCAGCTTTGGCTTTCTCAGCCTGAGCTTTGTCAGGAATGACCCTATCCAGTACCTTGGAGACTAGATCAAGGGCAGGGGAAAGCAGGAGTGGATTCATTTCTTGGCTGTCTTGGCGGACTGCTTGAACGCCTTAGCGGTAGGTGCTCCCTTGGATCCAGGAAGGCGCATCTTCTCCTTGCTACCCTCTTTGATCCGTTTCCTCTTGGCATGGATGTTAGCGTACAGTCCGGGTTTCACTTGGACTTCCTCTTCTTGGGCATCTTGCCTTGCTTCTGGAGAGCAGCGGTAGCAATAGCGTAAGCGGACTCCTTGGACTTCCCAGTCTTCTGGATCTTCTTCCGGAGGTCTTCTAGCATCTTGGGCACTTGGTTCTCCTTGGTGTCTCTGTTCAGTACTGTTTAAACGCTCTAGGAAGCGCTGTAAGCGATTTTCTGGCTATGGGAGCTACAAGGGTAGCTTGTCTGTTCTGGAATCGATCCTAAGGCTTTCTAGGAAGTTCTTGTATCTGGCGCAATTATCGTGCCAACCCTAACACTTGGTCGCTATCGCTTAACGCTCAGAAGGTAGAGTAATTATACCAGTATTGGTATATACAGTCCAGATTGGAATACTTTAAAACAAACCCCTTGGTTTGTAACGCTAAGTGAGAATGAATCACTGAGTACCATTCAGTCCGGAATGGAATGGAGGACATTACCAGTACTTAGTACTTAGTACTTAGTACTTAGTACTTAGTACAGTATAAACCTAGAAGGTTTAAGTATAGTACTTGTACTGTACTAGTACTTAGTACTGTAAGAGTACTGTACTTAGTACTAAGAGATACGAAGAGTCATTCAGAACGGATCACTATTGGATTATAAATAATTATAACCAAGTATAACCGAGTATACGGAGAGGAGAATATATTTCCCGAACAGGAAAATTATTAAGTTTACTTGGGTTTACTGGGAATAATGTACCGATCGGGGTGATTGCTAAAAATATTGCAAATTTTGTTGAGGTGAACGACTCGGGTTGTAGAAAACATTGGAGAAATTTTTGAGGTGCAATGCACTATAGTCCAGCCCCCCGCACCCCCGGGGCTACCCACTCGCGCTCGCGCACGCACGCGTGCCCAGGCGCGCCCAGGCGCGCGCTAGTTGCTGCACGATCGAGCATGATCGAGACATCTAGCGACATATCGCTGCATGATCGAGACAGATCGAGCACTATGCATAATTGCTATAGATGTATGTGATTGGTGCATAACACACTGTAGCACGTTACTACCCCATCAATCAGTGTCAATCGATCGCAACACCTTGATGTGTCAACTAATCCTTACACCATTCACGCCATGAATACCCTCGAGATGCGAGTCATTCTCATTAGTGCGCTGAGCATCTACCTGCTAGCCCACTAGCATTCCACCCATTCTGTGCGCTGTGGCGCTTCTGAGAGCGTTTCAGCGGCATGTACACCTGTACACTGGAGGTTTGTACAGTAGTCCAGGATTTTGGCACACTTGATGCTACGCGCGCACGCACGCATCTCATTTAGTGCAATGGCACGAGCTGATTGGTTACTTGGACTGTTGAAAAAATATCATATGTTTTCGGGCTTCTGATTTTTGACAAAAGCACTAGAATTCGGGTCGAGCGCAAGGATGCGCGGGACGGAAACAGGGAAACAGGAAACACAAACGGAGAGCCTGATATGTGGACTAAAGACGACTGCTTGGCTTTTGCCTCTGATAGTGCTGATTCCGCATTCGCATATGCTAGCGATTATTCATCCCTGCAAGAGTCAATCGATATCGCGCGCGAGAACATTCGTTGCACGTTGCAGGAATACCGCGCAAGCGAATACGAACGCGAAGCTTGGGCTGTTTTCGATTCTCGCGTCGCGAACAAAGGATCTTGATATGTACAGCTACGAAAATTGGATTGAAGACAACAATGCTTGGTTCTCCCGATCCGACCGTTTTGACGGATTCGACCGGGGGGATATTGTCGATAATGAAGGTGATGCCACACCGGCAAAGCACACAGGAGAACAGACCATGCAGCACGTAACGCTTGAGCAGCTGTCAGTAGCAGACCGATCCTTTTTGATCCGGTGGTTGTCTTGGAATGACCGCCATGGCGTGTACACGGACGAGGATAGCGCAGCTGAGGGGTTGCCGCCGATCACGCTCGAAGAAGCACGTGATCTTGTCCGTATTCAATTTGGGGGAGAATGATCATGCACCGTACATACGAAGAATCCTATGCCGCCCACTACCCTAAATTCCAGGAAGCTTACCGCGCTGCGCCGCTCGCGGCTTGCTTAGGTGCCCGCAAAGACATATACGAAACTCTCGTTCACCATTACGGTCGCACGCCGTACGAAGCTAAGCTTATGGCAGAGCTCGATGCCGCTCGCGAGCGCATCGCTTGCCTGTCCAAAGGAGTGTGATCATGTACGACTCAATTATTACTCAGGTCGAGCGTGGCATAGTCTATGCAATGTGCATCGCCTACTCCGTACTCGTGTTCGTAGCATCCGTCAAACTCATCATTGGAGCCTAGACCATGTACCAGACCGTCAGCTTTAGCATGTTCGTTGATGCGTTCCGCAGTATGGATCGCTATAACCAATTCGCGGCGTACTACTACGAGAATATCCCTGTCGGAGCATACGATGCTATGCGCGTGCTGTTCGACTATCTGGAGGATTCCGACGACAACATAGAGCTCGACGTGATCGCTCTGTGCTGCGAGTTCTCGCATGACACGGCTACGGAGATTGCCAACCAGTACAATATCGACATTTTCGGTGATGCGGACGAGTATGAGGTACGTAACAGCAATCGGGAAGATGAGATCACCGACATCGTTCGGGAGTATCTGGAAGATCAGGGTATGCTGATCGGCGAGACTGACTACGGGTTTGTGTATCGTCAGCATTAGTGGTATGCAACAGTGTGAGCATTCTCGCAAGTGCTCACCATGGTGCAATCCGCATCAAACTCGGAGCTTATGCCATGAGATACCTTGCCATCGGGAACAATGCTAAGACCATCAAATCAGACAAGGGTGGGGAGTGGCTTACTGCCATCCTGTATCTCGCTCCGGCCGATACTGTCGAAGGTATCAACGTGTGCCCAATGGCAGAATTGGCAGGGTGCAAGGAAGCTTGCCTGTACACTGCGGGGCGTGGCGCATTTAACAATGTGCAGCAGGCCAGGATTTCCAAGACAATCGCATTTCGTGATGATCGGGATCAATTCATGCGGGATATTGCGGCCGATATCCTGACTGCCAATCGGAAGGCACACAAGCTTGGCGTGCGCCTTGCTGTTAGATTGAATGGTACTTCTGACATTGCATGGGAGAATATCCCGGTCGCCAATACGGGCGGGAACTACCAGAACATAATGGCAATGTTTCCTGACGTACAGTTTTATGACTACACGAAGCTTCCCGGGCGGAAGACGCCCACGAATTACCATTTGACGGTCTCGTATTCGGGCGCGAATCCTAAATATGCCGCCAAGGTCCACCGTAGCGGGCACAATGTGGCGGTTGTGTTCGCATCGGATCGGCCCGCTCGTTTCATCGGTCGGCCTACATTGGATGGGGACGCGAACGATCTACGATTCTTGGACTCTCCTGGTCACGTAGTGGCGTTGACTGCTAAAGGCAAGGCAAAGCGGGATCGTACAGGATTTGTGGTGCGGAATGTAGCGTGAATGGGGGCGAGCCTGCCACGGATGGCGGGCTTGATGATAGCTTCGCACTAGGTTGGGTGAATGCGCTCGATACCAGTTACTAGGTGCTCCGCTACCATGAAACAGGGAGCGTGTCAAACCCTCTATTGTGTGCATTAGTTGGCACTAGTAGGGGTGGATATGCTCAGGATGTAGAGTATTTTTACTCACTAGTACTAGTACTAGTAAGTACAGTACTAAACCTTAAGGTTTATTTAATAGTACTAGTGCTAGTACTGAGGAGATCGAATGCGAATGCTGTTCACGAACGAGGGCGAAGGCACACAAAGCAGGGTAGTGGCTCTACGATCCCGGCCGGGGTGGTACGCCGTGACACTCATGGACCTGGATTCTGGGGAGGTGCTGCCGTACGCTCGTCACGTTGACAATCTGGAAGTAGCAATTAAACTTGCCCGTGAGTGGGCTAACTTGGGAGAATGAAAATGTGGAATCCAATGACAGCAGACGAGCCGGATCCGTATCCTGGAATGCTTGAAGATGCGATCGAGCGCCGTGCTAACCGTCTGATGGACGACGAGGATTGGGTTGCTTGCCAGTTCGAGGATGGCTTGGTATCGGGAAAAGGCCTGTTCAAAACAATCGCTGGGCCGTATGTGCATGGCAGTACTCACGCATTGATCGGCGGACTGATCATTGATGTTCTCTGGAAGCTTGCTATGCAGCAGGCAGCAGACACAATTGACGACGACTACGACGGAGAATGAAATGGAAACCGTGACAAGATTCGCAATCCAGGCTTACGATCCTCTGGAACCGCACTTTTGGTTCCTGCTGTCCAGCACGCACGAAACGATCAAGGATGCGGAAGACAAAATCCGTTCTTTTGAAAGATGGGAAGAGGCTAACCCCATCCCCAATTTGAGGAAGATGGATCACAGGATCCTCCCATTCACAATCGAGGTGCCAGTATGAGCGCAATGTCTGACTTTAGTATCTGGATCGAGGATGTATTGGTGTCTCGTGGGTGGGACATAGACGATCCTGAGGTGCAATGGTGCATTAACAAGCATCAAGGCTATTTGATGAGCATGTACGCTGCTAACTGCCCAGAACAGGAAGTGACGAGGGCGTTTGCGGGCTTCTGGCACAGAGCAGAGGCAGTGCTTAAACCTGCGAGGGTGTACTGATCATGAACGGAAATGATGTGGTGATGTTCGTTTGCCTAATCGGTTTGATCGGGTTCTGCATGTGGTACGACCAGGAGCGCTGGCCTTGAGGTGCCGTGCCTGTAACAGGAAGATGGAAGTCCTGCGGTCCAAGCATGGCGGCTTTGAGGATCTGTGCTATATGTGCCGCAGTTATGTGGCACGAGACATGCGTGCCAAGATGTACGGGAAGGATGAAGAATCCGTGAGTCAGGAGCAGATCCTTGTGGACATAGAGCCGAAGGATGTTGATGATAGCTGGCTTGTGCCTGATCGTAACAGCGAATGGGGAAGCATACTGGAGGGAATGAGTGATGATTGAGTGGGATGTGGATTTCAGCGACACGCAGCGTAGGTATGTTGTGATGGTGGATCTTGGGGATGAGACTGTAGTGCTAACCCGAGAGATGCTGGCCGACATGCTGAACAGTCTGGACGAGGCCGAGACTTCGGCATAAGTGGCGAGATACAGCCATAATACCTGCGGATTCGACAAAGGTGACGAGGTATGAAAATCAGGTGCCCAAAGTGTGCCGAGGAAGGGAGGGATCAGCGTGGAACTAATGCAACCACGTACCCGGACGGCAGAACATTCTGCCATGCTGGTCATGGTATAGTGTCCGGCCAGCAAACAGAGGTGACACGGATGGAAAGCAAGATAAGCGTACAGGATTGTCTGTCAGAACCTGCGGGCCATGATCCTGAGCGTAAAATCAGTGACGAGATCGTCCAGAAGTACGGCATACGTTGCGTGTACGACACGTCTACAGGAAAAGCCAAGCGCACCTATTACCCGTACGCTGATCGAGACGGAAAGGTTACCGGCTTCAAGGTGAGGAACATTCAGAGTAAAGAGTTCTTTATCGCAGGAAAACTCAATGGCCTGTGGGGTAAACAGGCTGCACACAAGACACCGCACGGTGCGTTAATCATTACAGAAGGAGAGGAAGATGCGCTCGCTATCGCAGAGATGTTACGGAATAGTCCTGGGGCTGTGCATGACGTTGTTTCTGTACCTCATGGCGCTAACAGTGACGGCAGGGTTGATGCAAGCGTTCAAGCCGACATTGATTTCATCCGTAGATACGCCAAAGTCTACCTGTGCTTGGACAACGACGAACCGGGAAGGGCGACGGCAAAAAAGCTGGCAGGATGGTTATCCGGTTTCGTGCCCGATGTACGCCTAGTCGAGGTTCCAAACAAGGATGCCTCTGCCTGCCTGATGGGAGGGCACAAGGCTGAGTTCGCAGCAGCAGTGAAGAGTACGCCGCAGTTCCGGCCAGAGGGAATTGTGCATGGCTCAGAGATTAGCATTCAGGATCTCATGCGCTCAGTACCTGAAGGATTCAGCACTCCCTATCCCGGACTGAACGACAAGTTGCATGGTGTACGCAAAGGAGAGATCCTTACTGTATGCGCTGGCTCAGGCATTGGTAAGAGCACACTGGTGAAGGAGATAGGCTACGATCTGGTAGTGCGTCATGGCCTGAAGGTGTGCCACATCGCACTAGAGGATGTCGTAGAGGCTACCGCAGCCAGCTATATCGCAATGGACAACAACGTACCATCCTCTCGATTCCGTACCGATCCGGGTTGTATCCCTATGCGTCTTGTTGAGGCGAGTATGGATCGTACAGTGCGGAAGATGTACTTCTTCAATCACTTCGGATCAATTGATTCGTCCACATTCAAGGAGAAGCTGTTCTACTATGCTCGCAGTGGCGTGGACTTCATTATCTTGGATCACCTGAGCATGGTTATCTCTGGGTCTGATGTACAGAATGAGCGCAAGGAGATAGACAAGATCATGACTGACCTCGCACAGATGGTAGTGTCCACTGGCGTTGGCCTGATCAACGTAGTGCATCTCAAGCGCAGAGAATCCAGGGATGCAGGCAAATCCCTGAACGAGGGAGGCGCTGTTAGCCTTACGGATCTCCGAGGATCTGCTGCGCTGGAGCAACTGAGCTGGGGAGTATTGGCAATGGAGCGCAACCAGCAGGCAGAGGATGGCAGCGAGGACTTTGTATCCCTGCGCGTACTGAAGAACAGAACGTGGGGATTCACTGGCTCCTGCGGTAGGGCCAAGTACGTGCATTCCTCCGGGCGTATGCTTCCAGTGGATGATGAACTGCCAGTACCCGATCCTCAATCGCTCGATGAGGTGTACGCATGAAGCAGGAAGACGTTGATAAGCTATGGTACAAAGCCATGTCGCAGGCCATGCAGCAAGGAGAATTGTATACGCGGTACAAGTTCGCTGAGTTGATTGCCGCAGAAGAGCGCGAGGCGTGTGCGCTGGTCTGTGAGCAGGTCACTGCTGCGTGGTCAGAGATGGAGTACAACGAGGGTTGTATGGACTGCTCCAAAGCCATCCGCGCAAGGGGTGACGCATGATCGTATACCTTGACCTTGAGACTAACTTCCCCGAGCAGAAGGAATTCCAAGATCTGGGGCAGATGGCAGTGGATAGAGTTACCTGCCTTGCGTTCACAGTATGGGATGGGGCGAATGAGTACACCGAGGTGATAACGGATGTACACACCGATAACTTCACGTTCTTTCGGCAGTGCGTAGAGGAACACAAGCCTGTATTCGTAGGGCACAACATCTGTCGCTTTGATGCGCCTATTCTCAAGCGCCTCTTTGGTATGGATCTCTGGGATCACGGCATGATCCACGATACCTTGCTCATGTCTAAGATGATGTACGAGCGCCCGAGTCACTCGCTGGACTCATGGTACAAGGACTTCGGTATGGAGAAGCGCCCGCTGTCTGATGGACTAGGTGATATGGTTGCCCGTTGCCGTGAGGATGTGCAGGTCACCCGTAAACTGTACGAGAAGATCCGAGATGAGTCCCTCTCCAAGGGAATGAGCTCTCAGGCCTTTGTGATCGAGGCCCATGTAGCCCGTATCGTTGCGGAGCAGCACGAGCGCGGTATTACTTTCAACGTACCGGCGGCAATGCAATTGCATTCTCTGCTCAGTGATCGCATGAATGCCTTGGCTACTGAGGTAGCGGATGAGGCGGGCTGGATGAAGATCCCGCAGAACAAACTGGATAATCCACCCAAGGCACAGTTCAAGAAGGATGGAACTCCCAGTGTAGCGATACACAAGTACATCGAGCGCAACGGATGGGAACTGACGCATGAGAAGGATGGCTGGCGAGCATGGAAGAACTCTCTTATGAGTTATCCTTTGCCGTTGTCTATCCCATTGAACCTTCATCGCAAGCTGGACATTGGTTCCTCTGATGAGGTGAAGGAGTACCTTCTTGGCCTTGGATGGGAGCCTACGATCTGGAACCACAAGATTGATCCCGTGACACGCAAGAAGACTAAGACCTCCCCCAAGCTGCACGGGGATGACGGGTCAATGTGTACCGGATTGGATACGATTCCTGGCGCTGAAGCGACAGTACGCAAGATCAAGGAGTACCTGACTATCCGCAATCGCAGGAATGTCCTTGCCTCTGACTCCGGATCAGGCTGGTTGAACCATACGCGAGTGGTGCGAGAAGGGCTGATTGGATCGGATGCTGATACCGTTGGTGCTGTTACTGGGAGATTCACGCACAGAGTGGTAGCCAACATACCGAGGTCAACCTCCGCATACGGTGCGGAGATTAGAGCTCTATTCACCGCACGCCCCGGCTATGTCATGGTGGGATGGGATGCCAGTTCCCTCGAAGCTAGGATGGAGGCACACTATACATTCCCGATTGATGGTGGAGCGTACGCTGCTGAACTGCTGGAAGGAGACATTCATACCAAGAATCAGCAGGCACTGGGCCTGCCCACAAGGGCACAAGCCAAGACATTCAAGTACGCGGTAACCTATGGTGCCTCTGCTAAGAAACTCGCTAGCCAGTTCGGATGGAGTCAGTCCCATGCAGAGGATGTGTACCAGGCTTTCTGGGACACTAACCCAGCACTAAAGGATCTGCACGGTCGAGTACAGAGAGCGGCAGCTAGGGGCTACCTTGTAGCACTGGATCGCCGGCGCATACCTGTTGATTCCATGCACTCCGCACTGAATAGATTGTTCCAATCAGCGGGTGCAATCACTATGAAGTACGCCATGTACCTCGCTGATAAGGAGATCAAAGGTCTTGGATTGGACGCATACGGATTGATACGCTACCATGACGAGGAACAATGGGAGGCACGGCATTACATTGCTGATGACATAGGGAGGATAGGAATTGAAAGCATTGTGAACGCAGGGAAGATGCTGAAGTTGAATGTTCCCTTGACAGGGGAATACAAGATAGGAAACAATTGGGCTGAAACTCACTGAAGGAGATTGATATGGCTACGCTCACTGGCACTGTTGCATCCAAAGCTCGTAACGGTTCTTCGATCAAGATCGGGGATGACTGGTACGGCGCATTCAAGGGGAAAGGACTTGAAACAATTGAACAAGGACACACTGTCCAAGTGGATTGGGACTTCGATAAGACCGGGAAGTACCGCAACATCAAGAGCGTCTCTGTTCTTGGCGGTGCTCCTCGCGCTCCTGCTCAGGTTACGGGCGGCAGTGGCGGGTACTCCAACTTGGGTGTTGAACTTGGTCACGCATCCAAGCTGGCTATGGATCTTGTCTTGGCTATGCACGATCCTCGTAATGTTGGCGATGATGACTTCTATGCGGACTGGATGAAGCACACACGCAAGGTATACAAGGCTATGTCCGCGCTGCGCTCAGATATGAGCAAGCCCGCTGAAGCGCCTGCTCCTGCTCCTGCCGAAGAAGAGAGCATCTTCTGATGTTCTCCAGAGTTGTGGTGGACGCGGATTCTCTTTTGTACCGTTGCGGATTCGCTGCGGAACAGGAACCCGTGTCCCACGCTTGCCACAACTTGAAGCAGCAGATAGCCAGCATAAAGGAAGTGCTGGGCTGCGATAACGTAGAGTTGTACATCAAGGGGAAGGGCAATTTCAGGACAGAGATTGCCGTCTCTTGTACGTACAAGGGAACGAGAGAGAACAGGGTGCCCACTCATTACCCAGCCCTCAGGGACTACATTAAGGAAGTCCACGGGGCAAAGGAAGTGGATGGCATGGAAGCCGACGATCGCTGCTCTGCGATACTGTACGAGTTCCAAGAGAGGGACTCCGGTGTTGTAATAGCTGCAATGGATAAGGATCTCTGGAATACACCGGGATGGCACTTTAACTATGACCCAAGAAAGTGGACTACGGAGTACGTTACGGTTGCGGAAGCCGACTACAACTTCCTCAAGCAGTTGGTCACAGGCGATCGCTCAGACAACGTTCCTGGACTGCCGAGACTGGCACAATCCAGTATCGAACGCTTGGCGCTTGAGGGTGTACGAGCAGGAGGGGTTGGAGAAACCAAAGCAACCCGAATCCTGAACTCCCTGAATACCAATCAGGAGCGCATTCAAGAAGTCTGGCGCCTGTACCAAGAGTACGGTAAGGAAGTAGAGTGGTCGCAACAGGACGTACAAGAGTACTTCGTCGAGCAAGGAAGACTCCTGTGGATGACAAGAAGGATGCACGCAGACGGAACACCAGTACTGTGGGAGCCACCAGAGGGACTGCTCTAAAGGCCACAGAGATACGGAAGTACAGGGAGCAGCAGTTAGAGAAGCAACTGTACATCTGCCCTCTGTGCAGAAGGATGATAGCTCTCGATGAGGCAGCACTGGATCACTGCCACAAGACAGGAATGATCCGCAGGGTACTGCACAGATGGTGCAACTCTGTGCTTGGTAGGGTAGAGAACTGGGCAGGCAGGAGTGGGATCGATAAGATCGACTTCCTCAAGGCCGTAGTACACTACTTGGAGGCTCCGCAGACAACTGTAGTGCATCCAAGTCATGGGAAGCGCAGACGCAGGAGACGCAAATGAAGGTGTACACCGTTGAGACTAAGGATACGATATTCTGGTCTGATCGTAAGCTGGATGCTACGTACAAGCACGTAGAGTTCCTGTACGGTCAAGCTAGGTTCGGCGAGATGAACAAGGATGATCTCGTTAGAAAGGGAAAGAAGACGATCCAAATCCAACTTGAGGAGCAGAAGCAATGAAAGCGGATGAGTACCGAGTTCTTCAAACGGCTATCGAAGAAGGCGTAATGAATGGCTTTCTGAAAATCTATCCAGAAGATGACGATATCTTTGATACTTACAAAGAGCTCGCCATGGTCAATGCAGTGATGGATTCTATCCTGGAGTGGTTCCACATCGAGCGGCCTTGGATTAAAGAGTCGAATGTCTGATCTGGAGTTATACGCAAAGTCCCTGAACGCTAGGGTAAAAGTCGAGAACGAACTCTGGCAGGTAGCGATAGGAGCAGCAGAGTTGCCTACCCGAGAGAAGTGCAGGGAATGGGCACAGAGGCTAGGCATACCTGATGATGTCCTAGCTAAATTCAAGGAACTCTTTGGAGACAAGTATGGCTGACATCACAATGTGTACTGGAAGAGATTGTCCATTCAAGTACAGATGCTACCGAGCTATGGCGCAATCCCATGAGTTGTACCAAGCGTACTTCACAATCCCTCCTTACGATACAGAGAAGGGAGCCTGCGAGCACTTCTGGGATCTTAACCCTGACATGGAAGATGTATGCAAATAGATACAACTTCTGGAAACAAGGTAGTATATTCTGAAGCACAGATCAGAGCTAAAAGAAAATATTACGAAAAAAATAAAACCAAGATTATTGCGGCTTCGTCCGCTTATAACAAAGCAAATCCAAAAAATAATTCTACTTCGGCTAAAAAATGGAGAGATCAGAATCCAGAAAAACGAATGCACTTAGTTGCAAAAAGAAGAGCTAAGTTAAAAAACTTGGAGTTTAATATAGATGTTGCTGACATAATTATACCAAGTGTATGCCCAATACTTGGCATACCTCTTCTAAGAGGTCTAGGTAAAATAGATAGAGGTTCTCCTTCTTTAGATAGAATAGATATTAAAAAAGGATATATCAAAGGAAACGTTCAGGTCATATCTGCAAAAGCTAATATGATGAAAAATGATGCTTCTTTTGAAGAACTGAAACTTTTTGCTAAATGGGTAAACAAATGCGTATTATAGTAATACCGGATGCCCAAGTAAAAAAAGATGTGCCTCTTGGGCATCTAACAGCGCTTGGGAATTACATAATGGATAAAAAACCAGATGTAATAGTAAACATTGGCGATTTCTTCGATATGCCATCTTTGGGACAGCATAACTCCAAGGGGCACATTGTCTATGAGGGAGCACGGATGCTCTCGGACTTGGAGGCTGGATGGGAGGGCATGGAGGCTCTTCTTTCCCCGCTGAACAGGCACAACGATATCCAGATCCGCAGCAAGCACAGACCCTACAGACCGAGGAAGGTATTCTGCTATGGCAATCACGAAGCTAGAAGGGACAGACTCATTGCCCAGGAGCCTTTTTTGCAGGGGGCCTTGCCTGGTTACGATCTGTGTAGACGCTATGGATGGGAGGAACATGATTTCCTTAGCCCTGTCCGAATCAACGGAGTTAATTTCTGTCACTATGCACAAGGAGGAGCCATGGGAAGAGCAATCTCCCGTGCCCACCTGATCGCTACCAAGAAGCACGAGTCATGGATCGTAGGACACCAGCAGACCTTTGATTACTACATCTCTCCGCATGTAAAGACAGATGGCTCACGAGTACAGTGCATCATTGCTGGAGCGTTCTACCAGCATGAAGAGGATTACATGCAGTACCAAGGGAACCAGCATTGGCGCGGTGCCCTGATGTGTACAGAAGTACAGAACGGCTCCTACGATATCGTCACTCTATCCATTGACTATCTCTTGAGGAATTGGCTGTGAAGGTACTGGTAGCTTGCGAGTACAGTGCGACTGTCCGAGAAGCCTTTAAAGCCAAAGGACACTACGCAATGTCTTGCGATCTGCTTCCTACAGAGATTCCTGGAGAACACTACGAAGGAGATGTACGAGATATCCTGCACGATGGATGGGATCTGATGATCGCGCATCCTCCTTGTACTCATCTTGCAGTCAGTGGAGCACGTTGGTTCAAGGATAAGCGAGAGGAACAGAAGGAAGCTCTTGCGTTCGTACAGGAACTACTGGACGCGCCTATCCCAAGGATTGCACTGGAGAATCCCATCTCCATCATCTCCTCCAAGATACGCAAGCCGGATCAGATCATCCAGCCTTGGATGTTCGGACACGGAGAAACTAAGGCAACCTGTCTCTGGCTGAAGAACTTGCCTGACCTTGTTCCTACGAATATCGTGGATGGCAGGGAGGCTAGGGTACACAAGATGGCTCCTAGCCCTGACCGTTGGAAAGAAAGATCCCGAACCTTTACCGGAGTAGCTCAAGCAATGGCAGAACAGTGGGGTTAATATGGACGATTCCGAAATCGACTTCAATCTCAACGACTACACAGGAGATCGTGTAAATCATCCTAAGCACTACACACAGCACCCATCTGGAATAGAGTGCATCCAGATCACGGAGCACTTCAATTTCTGTGTTGGTAATGCAATCAAATACCTCTGGAGGGCAGGACTGAAGGACGATACAATACAGGATCTACGCAAGGCCATTTGGTACATTGAACGTGAGATTGAAAGGAGAATAGCATGAGTGAGTTCCGCAACAGCTTCGGTGAGAACGTATTCAAGAACAAGTACGCTCTCTTCCCTGATCAGACTTGGGCAGAGAAGTCCAAAGATATCGTTCACGATGTAACCACTAACCTCTTTGCCAAGGATCATCAGGATTCCTTGGAGAAGTTCATCGCATCGTTCAAGTTTATTCCTGGTGGCCGGTATGTCTACTACGCAGGACGACAAGCTCGCTTCTACAATAACTGCTATTTGTTAAAGGGAGAGGAGGATACAAGGGAGGAATGGGGTCGCCTCCTTAAAAGAGCTAGTGATTGCCTGATGTCAGGCGGCGGTATTGGCGTGGATTACTCTGTCTTCCGTCCTCATGGGGCAACTCTGGGCCGTACTGGAGGTCGAGCAAGCGGGCCTATCCCCCTCATGCACTCTATCAACGAAGTCGGAAGAAATGTTATGCAGGGTGGAAGCCGACGCTCTGCGATCTATGCCAGCATCAACTGGCGACACGGGGACGCAGAAGCCTTCCTGAAGGTAAAGAACTGGAAGGACATGCCTGTGCACGAAGGGTACTCTTTGCATGACGCGAAGAACGACAACTTCAACTTCCCTGCTCCTCTGGATATGACGAACGTATCCCTGAACTACGATGATGCATTCTTGGATGCAGTGCAGCAGGGGTACATTCCCTCTGTGTTCGTAGAGAACTGCCGCCAAGCTATGTCATCCGGTGAGCCCGGATTCTCCTTTAACTTCGGAGACAAAGAGAATGAAACGCTACGTAATGCGTGCACTGAAGTTACTTCTGCTGATGACTCTGATGTGTGCAACCTTGGCTCTATTAACATTGGCCGGATTGATACACTACAGGAATTCAGGGAAGTCGTTCGGCTTGCGTCTGGGTTCCTGGTATGCGGAACTATTACGGCGGACCTTCCCTACAAAAAGGTATACGAGGTTCGCAAGAAGAACCGCCGATTGGGTCTTGGACTCATGGGAATACATGAATGGCTTCTGAAGAGGAATTACAAATATGAAATGGTTCCTGAGCTTCGCCAGTGGATGGAGGTATATCGCGAAGAGTCCGAACGTGCAGCGAATAGCCTCTGCGACCGCCTTAGCATCAGCCGTCCTGTTGCCTACCGCGCTATCGCGCCCACAGGGTCTATCGGCATACTGGCTGGGACTACTACTGGTATTGAGCCTTTGTTTGCTGTGGCTTACAAGCGACGATACCTAGTAGATGGTACGAAGTGGAAGTACGAGTACGTTGTGGATGCTACTGCGGATGCTCTGATCCGTGAGGGAATCAATCCCGATACCATCGAGACTGCTATTGATCTAGTTCCCGATTGGGAACGCCGAGTGAGGTTCCAAGCTGATGTCCAGGATTACGTCGATATGTCTATCTCTAGTACTATTAACCTCCCCTCTTGGGGCAGCGATCTCAATAATGATGATCGTGTTGGGGAGTTCTCCAGTATTCTGGCTAGGTACGCTCATCGTCTTCGCGGTTTTACTTGCTACCCCGATGGTGCTAGAGGAGGTCAGCCGCTAGAGGCTGTGTCGTACAAGGAAGCCATTAAACACAAGGGCGTTGTGTACGAGGAGAATGATCAATGTCTCGGAGGTGTCTGTGGACTCTGACAAACCGGACTCAAAGGTAACTACGTTCCCCAAAGCAAAGAGGGCTACCCCGGATGATTGGGAAGCCCTCCCTCTGGCTCACGTGTGCTCAGTGGACGATAACATCCAGTCATTCAAGTGGGCCATCCACATGAAAGGAGATGGCCTGTGGTTCATCTGCTCTAACTGTGGATTGGGTCTGGATATGCAGACTGTACTGGACTGTTTCGAGGGAGAGTGATTACTTAAACCCGTCATGCTCAAGGGAGTAATGGTTGGCATCTTGGAATCGTCCACCCCAGGATCCACCCATTGACTCCCACTTTTCTCCCAGAGGCTTGTGCGCCTCTCCATCCGTACAGTACTTCCCATCCTTGAACAGATTGAGATCCATTGCGAGTCTCAGTTTGTGACAAGAGTTCCTTGATCCGTACCCTACCTTCTCTCCTAGTGCTCCGTGCAATCGGGGATCACGGTACGCATCACCCAGAGTAACCTCGTAGCCCTGCTCATAAGCCCAGAGGATTAACTCTGAGATCATCTTGGAAAAGAGTCTCTGCTTCTGGGAGAGTGTCATTGCGGAGCCTGCTCAGGTACTTGTACCTCAAAGAAGTCCCTAGCAAGAGCATCCCGACTGCCTCGCGCATTAGGAGAAAACGTATCCACTTGCTCTAGGACACCCAAAGCTACGTTCATTTTGGTAGCCAATGCTTGACTGAACGGTTCTTCTACGCTGGATACGAACTTCCCATCACCGTACCTAATGTTGCTTAGGGCTCCGCCGGCATCTGCTTTAAGATCGGAGATGTTCTGTTGGGCAATCCTCTGTACGCTTAGTGCAGCCCCAGCCCTTTTATCTGCTGGAAGAGATGCAACATCCTGCGCCAGCTTATCGTTAAAGATACGATTGTAGATACCCGCTCTATCCAGTTTCTGTACTGCCCATATTTGACCAGCACTGTAGTTAAGACTGTTATAGAATGCATTTGGGCTGTTGGTAGCCGCATTAGGATCAGCAACAATACTGATAGTCGCAGCAGTTGCTCCTGGTGCTACGGCAGGATCTACAGGCAGACCAGTGGTAGCATTAACTACGCCTTGAAGCCTGTTCTCAGTAGTAGCGACTGCCCTCACAACTTGTCCGGCTAGTTCAGTGATTATGCTTTTGCCTTCTTCTGTCCTCAAAGCATCTGCTACTGAGGTTCGCAGCAATTCCGGAGCAAGTCCACTTGCCAGCAATCTCCCAACAGTAGGATTGCTGAACACATCCACACCGTACCTAGTTTTCAAATCCTCAAGAGTTCTTGCTCGGATTGCGAACTGACTCTTATCTCCGAACAAGTACTCGTTAAGATTGTCGATTGTTGCTTGCACTCTTGCGCGAGATTGCTGTGCAATTGCTGGATCTACTCGCAGGACTGTTCCGTCTGCTGCTTGTACTGTCGTTCCGAAAGCAACATCAAGCTGCCGCCCAACAGCCAAAGCGCCAGAATTGAATTGTTCTTGCGCTGCTGCCGGATCACTCAAGTTAATTCCTTTCATTAAAAAATCTAGTTCTTTGGACAAAGCAGGAAGGACTTGTTTTTCTACGTTAGCAACATAATTGTTAGAAAAATCCGTTTGTGCCCTATCAGAGGCTTGCCAAGCAAATGACTGCTCAGCTCTTCCTTCGGCTCTTGCCGCCCGCACTTGCTCTACGCGAGTTGCTTCTTGCTGCACAAGATCATCGTTCTGGAGCTTCATGATTGCTTGCCAGTTCCAGAAGGTAAGTTCTTCAGGAGACATGGTATCTACAGGCTTAGGAGGAGCAAGTTTTGCCTGCATCAAATTGCTTTGTACGTTATTAACTTGTTTGTTCCTTGCAGCCTGTTCCGCTGTTATTGATGCAGCCGCTTGCGCTTCTTGTGCCCGAAGCAACTCAATTGTTTGCTTGTACTCTGAACCAACAGCACCAGCAGCCCTGCGATACCTCTCAGCAAACCAAGGTTCTTTTGCAATCTTTTCCCGCAGTCTAGCCTCTAGGCCCAGTTCAGCATTTGTTGATCGTCCCATAGATTGCAATTGAGCAACCCTGTCAGCTTTCTGCGCTACCTCTTTTTCTCCCGCAGTCATAGGAGTGTACTGCTCCCCAAGAGGATCAGCGGTGTACCCAAGATCCATCCGAAAAGATTTCTCCATTTCGCTCTTGAACTGATTTTCTTTTACCGTTCCGTAGAGTTCTAGTCCACCAGCAACGGCTCCTCCTGCTGCCTTAAGAAGCATCTCTCCTGATTGATCCACTACCCCTGCTTGCGGAGTAACTGCGTTTGCTACTTGGTTAATGTTAGTGGACTGAATGCTAAAGTCTGCCATTATTAGTTCCCTGGAGTAAGGTTTCTGTCTTTCATGCGACGAGTGTTATCGTCATTCAAGAGGTTGCTGGTTGCTCTGCTAAGTACTTCTGCTCTATCGAGATCGTCTATTGTTGCCATGAACGTTGAGTACCCCTGCTCCAGTACGTCCTTTTTTGCGTAGTCCTTATCAGACAACGCTAGACCTATTTGAATCCTGTACTCTGCCGCAATCCTCGAAAGATCCCAAAGCACCTGATCGTGCTGCTTTGAATCCTTATCAAATTTGTAGAGCAAGGATTTGCTTGCTGTTTCTATGCCAAGCAATCGAAGCAATGTACTGTAAGAAGAATCGTTCCTCGCAGAGATGGAGTCCTGAGCCTTATTCATTACAAGGCCATACCTGTGCGCCATGTACGCTTTCGTAATGTTGCTTGTACTGCCTGCCAACTCAGCCAACTGCGCGGCTACAAGATCAGATGCGTACAGAACAGGGGTTAGCTCAAGTTCTTTCATCCTTGTCCCTTGCAGGATCTGCCCGATCATTCCGAATTTGTCGTTAATGTTCTTAACAGTGGTAGCGGACACACCAAGGAACGCAGTCATTGGCTTAGCATTGTCGCCAAGCAACGCATCGTAGATCATATACAACGATTGCCCGTTACCCATACGTGCTGCAAAGGCAGTATCTTGCTCCATGACATTACGCATGAAGGAATCAAGGCCTCCCAAGTACACATCCTTGATCTCTTCCATGTCGGGCTTACGGCCAGTAAGATTGTATATTGCATCCGCAATCTGTTGACCAAACGGATAACCAGCGGCACCGAACAAAGCAATGTTCCCGATAATCAGACGGAACCTTTCCCCAGCAGTAACATCCCTGCTAAGGAAAAGCATATCCTCCGACATCTTCCATCCGTACTGTCGCATTTGCATGAATAGGCCAGTAGCTTCGTTCCTTTGCCAGAATGCGCTAGCGCCAGGAGATGTATGACTCATCAGCTCGTTAGTTCTTCCGCGAATCCACTCAATGTACTCATCGCTTCCTTTAGGAAATGCACCCTTAGCTGCCTTGTCCAGAGCTTCCCTTCTGGCAATTCCAAAGGAAGTTGCTCTAAAAAATTCCTCGCCTTTATAAGTGGGTACTCGGCCAACTTGTTCCGCCTCTCTAAGGAACCTGACAAGAGGATGCACAAGTTTATCTACTTGTTTTATTACGATTTGTTTTGGTCTGCTTGTTGGAAGAGTAGAAACAATCTTTGTAGTGTCTAGCGTTGCTTCAGTTGTCCCTACTTCTTTCCACCCAGTGCGCTGCCAATCATAAAGAACTTCTGTAAATTCTCCTTTTTTATAATAACCGAGCGCAGTTGCTGCCCGAGTATCCAGAACTTTCACAAGTTTATTATTGAAGTCTCCAAGGCTAGCCATAACAATGAATGGCGCATCCTTAAACGCAAAGGTTCCATGAATAGGTGATTTAAGTACTGCGTCCTTCAAGCTCAATGCTTGTAGTACGAAGTGACCGAAGTTACCCAAACCCATTGTAAGCGAGTACGTCACTGTCTTCATAAAGTTCAGTGCATCGTTTTCGGTTACAATTGTCCCTCGCTGTACCGCTTTTGGCAACCAACGCAAGTAATCCTTGTCTCCAAGTAGCCTAGCCATGCCTTTAGCAAGCGAGAGCTTCTTCTCCATAACCTTCGCACCAAGAGCATCAGGGTGCCTCAGTTCCCGAAGGATGTGCATCCTTTGTGCTTGTGCTACTTGAAGTACGTTCTCTGATATTCCTTCAGGATTCTTGATCCACACCCCATCCCTAAACAACTGTTCTGGTGCGGGGAATCGGACATTAGGATTATCAAGACGCAGCCATTTCCCGTACTTAGCCATCCAGGAATTAACTTCTTTGATGGCGAAATTGCTGTAGCCAGCCATCCGACTAGCGTGTGTCATCTGCTGCGCCAATGCTTCAAAAGGAGGAACCAGTTCAGCGTAGTTACCAACGTAACCGTCTGTCAGATGCTCTCCTCGTTTGGAGTAATACAGTTTTCCTTTGTGCTGGTTCAATTGCAAGACTTGTTCGTTCTCTGCAATCCCTTTCATTGGAAGATCCTCTCTGTCGAACACAGAGTTGAACTTACCGTCCCTACTGAACTTACCGTTAGCAATTTCTTGCTGAACTCTTTGTAGCGTGTATCCGTCATGGATATTGTGAATGTCAGCATCGTATTGCCTACGAAGAGCATTCAACTGCACCTGGTTAGCATTAGCCCCTAGTCTGGTAATTGCTCTCTGGTAATCATTGTACTTTGCTTGGATCTGCGTCATTTGCTCTGCGTACTTCATCGCATGAGCTTCGCTGGGGAATATCGCATGGACAGAAGGACTAACATCCCCCATCTCTTGTTTTACTAGCCACTTTTCTGCGTACCTGCGCGCACCACCCTCCGTGTAACCAAGCACGTACGGATTAAGCCCGCTGGATTTTACTTTGCTGTACTTCTGGATGATGTGTGTTACTTCTTGTCCTGCATAATCCATCCTACCGTGCAGTCGCAGTACAGTATTTGTTTTATCCGCTAATTCAGTGGCGGCTCCTGCTTTATCAACCACCATTCCGTTTGATAGAACAAATCTTGCATTTTCTGAAATAGCCGTTCGGTTATCTACCGCTCGGGCAAGAAGGAAGTCATCGATACCTGCAATATCATCAACGGTGTAATGGCTTAATCCAGCCGCTGCTGCATTGTCGTACTGCCTTTTATTCATAAGCTCGTAGTCAAGATCGTACGACGCCCTGTACGCATAGTAAGCTGACTTCTCCTCAAGAGATGCTTGTCTGCCGTACACGCTAATGTAGTGCTGATCTATTTCGGTTTCATCAAACCACTTACCCAGTGTTCTTCCAGTAGGATCACTAGGGTTAGGAGTACGCATACCTTTTAGCATCAACTCCTGCACTTTATCTAACTCATCGCCTCCAAGTGCTTCCCAGAACTTGTACAACCTGCTGTAATTCTTAGCGTACTCGGATGTTTCCAGAGCAGCACTTGTTGCTCCGCGCAGTTGAGATTTAGTACTGGTTCTCTTTGGACTCCAAGCGTACTTACCGATACCAAAAAGATTATCGATCCAGTTGGCATCTTTAGTTATTGTTGTATCCATCCATCCGGATTCATCAATACCGCGACGTATCTGGATAAGCCAGCCATTTCCTCTAGCATTAGGGATTACTTTGAAATTAGAAAGACCTTGAGCATTACCTGCCTGCCTAGCACTTTGTTCTGTATAGAAAGGAATGCCTGCCCTTGACTGAATGTTAACAGCCATGAATTGGTTTGGCCCTTCTACAACGTGTTCAAAGTAAGCCAGGTTCTTACCGGGGAACTCTGTTCGTTGAATCCTTTGTTGCTCTGCTGATATTTGTGCAGCGCTGCCTTTTATACGCAAAGGATCTACTGCTTTCTCTAGTCCTTCTGCAAGCGGTTCTACCATCTCTCTTTGAACAATAGAAAGCAATTCAGGATTCTGTATCCCGCCGGGATAATTCATTTGGGTACGGTAGCGAAAGTTCTGGGCAGTGACTTTCCCGCCCTGTATTTGATTGGCAAGCAAACGACCAGCAGTTGTGCTACCCATGGTTGCTTTAATTAGATCAATGCTGGATAGCGCCAGAGGAATATCAAACAAAGGATTATCTATGAAGTTCTGGAATGTCTTGTTGGAGAAAACTTGATCTACTGTACTTGCCGGATCAAAACTCTTTCCAAGGATGTTTTCTTGGACTTGCCCTTGCTCGTCAATTACCCCTTTTATTGCAAGCAACTCCTGAAACTCAGGCTTATCAAGCTGGCTAGTAGAGATCATATCCCTAAGCATTGACATTGCTTGCAGTGGATTATCCAGTGCGCCTTTATCAAGAAAAGAATCCCGAATACCCTGCATAAGAGTATTAAGTCTTTTGCCGAATTCTTCATCGCTTATGGCAGGATCCCACAACTGATCCGCATTTACTTCACTCTTAGTTCCAGGGAAAAAGAAGAATGTACTAACACCGCTCTTTGCGCCAGCATAAATACTGTTAACAAACGTTTTCAGCAAATCGATTGTTTGTCGATACATTGCTACGTCTGTGTATATGGGTTCTCCTTGAGGACCAACAGCCAATGGCTGAATATCAGCTTGATCTTTTGGTACGTACTTGGTTTCTAACTCCCTTGTTATTTCGTTAAATGCGTTGTTTAATCGCAACAGACGCGCATTCTTTCTAATGTCAGAGCCTATGTCTTCAGGACGAACTACTTCTGCCGGATCTGAATCCTTTATAGTTGCTGCAAAATCCGCAGCATAGTTCTCCATCACCATGTTGGTTTCTTTAGGAATACCTTGAGTTACTACTTGCTGGGCGAGGTCTACGTTCCCGCTCGCAAGAGCAGAATCCAGAGTACTTGCAGCAATTCCTTTGCTTTCCTGCTCTGATTTTAATTGTAACTCTGTTCGCATTCTTTGCTCATCGCCAAAAGACAAGCGCGTCCTGTTAAGATTCATTTGATCTTGAGAGACGCTTCCCTGTGCCATGCTGAACTGTAACGCCAAGGACTCCAGTTGATCCGGAGAATACAGGGGTTGCTCTTGGACAGGAGGCTTAATAGAGTACGTCGGAGTTATTTGCATTACGCTTTGCCTTGCGAAGCATTAAGACCAAATGAGGCGAGGTTACCAAAGATATCCGCAGCAGCGCCGAACTGACCTGCTCGACTCTGTGCCCTAGAAGCGTTAGCAAGGAACTGGGATTGATTGAGTGCTGCCTGCTGCTGCATACCTTGGAAGCCAATAGCAGCACCGGCTTGGCTACGAATGCTTCCCATTGCTCCAGCTTGCCCGCTTCCTGTAGCGCCAGTAGACACAGCAGATTGCTGTACCATAGCGGAGCGGATACGCGCCTCTCGCATAGCTTGTACAGCGTTCTTCTTGTTCTGCTCCATTTGGATAGCAGTCTCTACCTTCTGGGCTTTACGCTGTTGTTGAGCAGCCTCTTTGGCTTCTTTAGCAGCCATAATTTGAGAGCCTGTTTGCGCTACCAGTGCTGTAATAATAGCCGCTTCAATACCCATTTAATGCACCTCGAACCTGAACAGTTGATACGTATTACCATCGACTCCCAGCATGAACTTATCCGTAGGGTAGAACCCCATCATGCAAAGGAACTTCTCTTGTTTCTCGCTAATCCAAGGAGCGTACAGCACTTCCTTGATTTGCATCTGCAACTGGCACACAGTAGCCATGAGCGCCTTATAGATTGAGTGCGTCCACTTTTTTACCGTGCAGTGCAGGATAACTTCTCCCGAAGGAGCGCGATCTCCTGATATCCTCCAGTACAGATTCTCATCCAGTACCGTCATCATGGTTCTTTGTTAGCTCCCATCTCAATATTCCATCCAAGCAATTGGAGATCCTTGCCTGCTTCCGTAGCGAACTTGAACGAGAGTGCCCTGCCATTACCCCGGATCTTATTCCGAGTGGTAATCACAGAGTACCCGTAGCTCAGACTTCCTGCGCTAGAAGGAATAAAGTTCTGCCTGTATCGGTACGCCTGGAACTGCTGGCCCCATCGACCAGCATCCTCAGAGGTACACCATTCCCACTGAGCTTGAATCAAGCAACTAGAAGGAGCAGAGAGAGTAAGCGTACCTGAGCCTTCGTCAGTCCAATTAGTCTCAGTACGGTTACAGTGAACAGTCAGGTACGGAGCGTACTTCTTTCTGGCACTATCTCCGCCAGTGATGTACCCCGTAACAAGATAAGCCGCAGCATCCGTACCGCTAGCACCAGTATACCAGTCCTTGAAAGTATTGTCCTTGAAATACGATGCAGTCATCAGGTACGTACCGGATGTATCCGATCGCATTGTGCTGTACTTGAAGTCCGAATTAGCGAGGCTTCTGGATTGCACAGGAACAGGAATGTACCCCGTTACCAGAGGACTACGAGAGCCAGCATCCTTGAACGTGAACCTACTCCACGCTGGCATGGAGAGATCCAGAATCAGTTCGTGCGTGTACCTGTGCCGGTACAGGAATCTATTCTCTACTGCTCTGTACAGCCAACGGCAACGCTGGGATACGTCATCGAAGTACCCCACTGCGTACTTCTTAGAGCTGTACGGAATGGCATTGTACAAAGTCTGAATAGTGAATTCCGTCAAGGACTGAATCTCAATTCCACCTTGTCCCATACCAAGAGCAAAGATACCGTTACGGCTCCAGTACAGCACAGCATCCGTTGTTACGATAATACTCTCAGCCGCAATTGCACCGTTGTTGGTCAGGAACTGGGACTGGTACTCCGTAGCAGTAAAGCCTCGATCACCGCCAGCAATAGCCCATACACCGTTATCGGCAAAGACAAGCAAGGATGACTTGAACGGAATGAGTGCCTTGATGTTGACAGCATCGGGCAATTGCAAGTAACCGCCATCTGTGTCAATTAGATCGCTTATGTCCTCTGCGGTAGGATCAGCCTCTTGGTAACAAGCCTCCAGATCCGTCAGGTTATCCACAAGCTGCGAGAACAGTACGAAGGTTCCTACCTTGGGGCTTTTGGAATCTCCACCTGTTTCGCCAGGAGAGCAAGCAAAGAAGATCCTGCCAGCATACGCAGCAACAGCCTTGATGCCTCCTGTGGATTGATCCGTTGGGATGGAAGTCTTGTAGTTCCTGCGAGCAGACCAACCGGAAGCAACATCTTCATCGTAAGTATCCTTACGGCCCTGACTGCGATCAAAGAGATCGATGATGTAATGCCCTGAAGCAGCAGGAGTATTGCCTGCCACAATGTTATCCAGAGCATGCGGGTAGTAAGCCTTACGTCCATTCTGGAGGAACGTCATTGCGGATACCATCACATCCGCATTGCTGGGATATACTCCCAAGGAAGTAAACGTGCGCTCTACGGGATCCTCTACTGTACCGTTGTTCATGGTACTGGGATTCTCTGGATCAGCAGAGCAGAAGAACTCAGGAGGCCAGCCCTGATTGTACAGATTGTAAGCGTGCAGATCCGTCAGAGTGCTAGTGCGCTCATCCGTAGCAAAGCCGTCATCCACACCCCAGAAGTCACGTACCTTCAAGCGAGTAAAGGTCAACGTGTAAGTACTGCTTACGGGTTGGATTACTCGGAGGGCTTGATCGCCTACAGCAACAATCAAGTTACCTTGGATACTGGCAAATGAGAATCGCTCTCGAACAGTAGCTGTCAGAGAGATAGCGCCACCAAAGAGAATGTTACTGGAGACAGCGGTAGTATCCGCATCGAATACGTACAGCTTGTTGCCGAACTGATGCACCAAGTAATTAGCTTCAGGATCCTGGCCTACGTTCTCCCACAAATAGTTCTGTACAGCGCACGTAGTTGCAGTAGCGGTAATTGCCAGATTAACCAAAGAGTACTGGGACTCGTAGTCCATACCAAGACGACGAGCACGAGAACCATTCCTGTCAAGGATAAAGTTCTCTTCGTCAACAGAGGATCCTTCAGGGAAGTTAAGAGGGGATGCCTCTGTAATCAGTCCCTTGACCCACTGGTTCGCTTCAACCGGCTGCCGTTGCGTTCTCGCTCGCACGTTCTCTCCGTTCTCTGCTACGTTGACTTACGTTAACTGCTCGACTCTGAACTTGCTTCTGAAACATACGAACTGCTTCTTCAGCCTTAGCCTTGGATACCCAATCACCATCCAGTACTTTAGGCACAGGCCCACGAGTATTCTTGACTATCCAGTAAATTCCACTAGGCACTACTTCCATGTTTATCCTTTATCCAAGAGTGGGTTCTTTTCATAGCCAGAGAAAGCCTTTCTCCGACCGTAGTTAGGCAGACGAATACCGCCCTTAGCTCTCCATGCTCTACGAGAAAGCCATCGATGCTGGCGCGAAGCCTTCTGTTCAGCCTTCTCATTTGCAGCCTGACGAAGCGTATAGAAAGCAGTGCTCTTCGCTTCTTCAAGGAGCGCAGGAAAAGCCTCAGCGGGAAGATCAGGCACGCTGTTATCCAAGCCAGACCACTGAGGATTCTTAATGCCCCAACAAGAATTCTTTCCTGTTTGTAGCACTGAATCCACTGCGCTATCCCAAGAATCCAAGATGAGGGCGGAGTCATCGAAGGTAGTCCAGTACGTTGGAGCAACGTCATTACGAATGTTTAGTTTAACGCCAGAGACATCCACAACCTGTACGTTGCTGGCAGAGGAATCCCTACCTGCACAGTGCGTAAAGAAATCCTCTGGCTGGAGGTACGAGAGTTCATCCCACTTATCCTTGGCGTCCGTACTCGTGCGCTTGTTGTACTTGATCCAGCGCAGTTCCTTGATGTTCTCAGGAAGAGCCAAAGAGGTCGGATAATCTACATCGGTAAAAGATGTGCAACTGAATCCTGTTTGCAGATGCGGCCAGTTGCGGTTAGCCATCATCTCAAGGTACGTAGTCTTTACAATCTGGGCTACTTGCTGGGCTTCTACCGTATCGTCAATCGAGTTAATAGTATCGCCATCCATCTCATTCAGGATGTCCTGTACGATATCCAGCAGACTTAGCTTCATGTTATGTCCTGAAATAAAAAAGGGGTGGGAGGGATCACTCCCGCCGCACCCCTAATGGGTTACTCGTTATTAGACTTTGAGGTACTCAATAACGAATCGACCGGAGCCCTCGTTGATCGAACCGCCGGCTACACCGATTACAACCGTAGTCGTAGCGGTAATACCCGTCGAGAACGTACCCTTGAGGGCGGCAACAGCGAAGCCTACACCCTTAGCCGTACCGGAGATATCGGCACTGTCCGTACCGAGAGCCCCTTGACGACCAAAGGAGAGTGCTGCGCCTGCACCCGAGAGCGAGAGAGCCGTTTCTACTTCCACCCACGCCCGAAGCGGGAGTGCATTGAAGAGAATCGTAGTGGGAGCGTTGATGGAGTCGTTGTTAATCTTATCAGCAGAGAACTCTACCGCAAGATAGTTCAACGCACCTTCGTGCCCGCCCAGCGCACCGCGAGCCCCATCGGGGATCGAGATAGCGCCATAGCGAGTGTTAACGCCAAGACCGGAGCTATTTTCTTTAGCCATTGTGCATTCCTCCTATTAAGCCGTCTTTACGGCATCGGATACAACAACGCCAAGGGTGTCCTTGCGCTGAAGACCCATGCCCCAACGAGCAGTGGTAAGGAACTCATCACGCTGCCGATCCTTGTTACGCTCACCTTCTACCTTGGGCTGTTGGCGCCAGGCATTCATCACGGGCTTGCAGTTATCGTCCGCAATGCACATGAACAGGTTAGCAACACAAGTGGTGGAAGCGGATGCCGAACCATCAACCGAAGTGCCAGCCGCTACTTGCGGAAGCAGGTTGGAGGTCCAGATGTCCCAGCCGTGGATTCGCATAACGAACTGGTGCTCGTTAGCAAAGCCGTTCATCATGACTTCTTGGTACGCCGGATGACGATCAAGCTGCGAAGTGATGACTACTTTCTTCTGGAAGGTAGCAGCAACAACCGGATCAACAACAGCAACACGACCGAACTGCGGTACGTTGGCCTTATCGAAGGCAAGACGCATCGAGATCAGATCGTCCTCGCTCATCGTCCAGTTGGTGCCCGTAGCACGCTGGCGGTGTGCGAAACCGTTGACGAGGTTCTGGTTAGCAGCCGTTTGACCGTTGTAAGCCACCTGATAGAAGCGGCTCTCAAAGCGCTGCTGGATTGCACGGGTTGCCTCTTGGGCGCGTGCAGCCATCAGGGCCTCGATCTGCGAACCATCCTGACGAAGGATATCGGTTACGTACCAAGCATCGCCAATGTAATCGGTGATGGACAGGGTTACGTTGCCGGTTTCGATCGCGTTATAGATAAGAGGCGAATCCTCTTCTACTTCTTGAATCGTGGCCGTACCGATAGTTTTGATGTTCAGCGTCGAACCCGCACCGAAATCCGATACATCCCGATAAAAACCTTGGGGAAGGATCGCAGTCGGCAGGGTGCGAAGGATGAACTGACTGTACTGCTGGGCTTCGATAAACGAAGGGGTATTCAGCGTATAGTTGGACATAGTAGTCTCCTATTATGCTAGTCCGAGTTCCTTATTCACTTCCTCCTTGACCTGACGGAAGAACCCGACAACATCTTTGGTGCTTGCGCCCCACATGATGTTCTCTGGTGCCTTCACCTCAGTTGCCTTTGGAGAAAGAGCCTGCGTGTTTACCGTACTTTGTACGGAAGGAGCTGCCGCCCTCGTATCGAAATAACCAAGAACTGCTTTAGGTGAGCGCGCAGCCAAGGCACCAAGTTCCGCTACGCTAAGACCAAGGTCGTTAGCTTTTGCTTGAAGAGCATCCTGGACTTTATCTCCAAACTTCCCTTTAAGCGATTCAAGAACTTGTTCCCTATTCTGGCGTTCACGAAGAGCCTGTTCTCGCTTCTCCAGTACGGAGAGTACGATCTGCTCCTGATCCTCGACTTTCGGCATCGGGGCTTGGTCGGAACCCTTACCTTGTTCAAGGCGTTGAAGGAGTTGTTCCATCGTATCGACCTTCTTAGCAACCGTCCTGAGTTCAGCGTTCTCAGCCTCAATTCGCTGGATATGCTCCTGCGCTTTAGCTGCACCGATCAAGGCATCTGCTACAGTCCTGTACTTAGGCTTTCCTTCAGGGTTGGTAATCGCTTGAAGGAACTCACCGTACTCCGGCTTACCTTCTTGCTTTACCTGCGCTTCGACTGCTGGTTGGCTAGTCTCTGCCGTCTGGGCGTTGGTCGTGCCCAAGAATTCTTCAGACATATTTAATCCTTTCCTTGTAGGTCAATAATGCTTTGCACTTCCCGAAGCGCCCGAATGTAACCGGACGCATCTGCTTGAAAGTACCCGAAGCTAGGCAGCTCGTAGCATTTCGGCAGATTCCTTTCTGACTCTTTTTCCTTAATCTTTTCCTCAAGGATTCCGGTCAGAACCTCTAGAGCTTTGGCTGCTGAAACGATCTGGGACTTTCTGTCCGACTTAGCTTGATCGTCCCTAGCACCCTTGAACCATATTGTCTTCAAACAGTTACTTCTTCTTCGACTTCTTGGCTTTGGGCTTGGCCTTTTTCATTTCAGCCATTTCTTCTTTCTTGCCTTTCATACCTTTCATTTCTTTCTTGTGGCCGTAGTGCATGGGCATTGGGTTTGTCTCCTTAACAGTTCCAAGCTCTGAGTGATTTGTTGATCCTACTGTCAGGATCGCGTTTGGTTTTCTCACTGGTCAGCTTGTCCTTCATGCCTTGCATACGCGCACAAAATGACTTACGTCTACCAGCATCCTTCTTTGTCTTAGGGTTAGGCGCAGGAGGTTTTAGGTTGCCGCCAGTAGCTTTGTTGTAAGAGGCTCGGCCTTTGGCGTTCAATCCGCCTTTCTCGGCCTTACCTTCCTTACGCTGCCATGCAGGAGAAGCCATTATCGCTTTCCTCCCAGACTTCCACCCCTAGTCCTGTTAGCACTTCTGCTAACTACTCTGCGGTTGGACTTATGATTAGTTCCGCCTTCCATTAGTTGTCGCTTGTGGTCTACGTCCTTTCCGTCACCTTTAGTGACCTTCCCATCACGTAGAGCTTCTCGACGAGCTTGATTCCTGGCAGCACGATTCTTTTTCTGTTCTGGCTGGCTGTTGTACTTGCGCTGTCGGACACTATCCGCAGTCGCTGTACTTTTGTATTCGCCCTTTTTAGCCATAGTTATAGTCTCCGATTATCGCAGAATACCGTTGATCTGTCAACCAACTGGCATACCGGGGGGCATTCCGCCCTGATCCGCAGCCATCATTGCAGCATCCTCGCCTACGGCCTGCTCCTGAAGAACAGCCATAAGACGCTGTTGCTCGGACTGCTCGATCAAAGCAATGTTGTCAGAGATCAACTGATAGCGTTCAACGCCAAAGAGATCCTCTGCCAGACGAGCCAACTGTTTGGAGCTTACGTGCGGAGCAATTAACTGGCCGACAGGGCTATTGAACAATCCCGTCAGGTTTTGGATAAGCTGTTGCTGGCTAAAAAAGTGCCTTGCCCCTACAGGACGCAGCTTACCGTTAGCAGTGATGTTCTCCTTGGTTACAGTGCTGAAGATCTGTGCACCCAGTTCATCATCAAAGACCCGAACGATATCGGCTGCATCCATGTTCCTGCGGGAGATTTCCAGCATGGCATTCAGGATAGGCTCCAGCATCTCTACTTCAAAGTTCTGGATCTTCTCTTGAAAGATACGGCCAGCAGCACTCTCCAAGGACTGAACCTCGTAAGCAGTCTTCTCGCCAGGAGTACGGATACCCATAGCCTGCTTAGGTGCTCCTGCGTAGTCCTCCATTCGCTGTTCGAGAATAGCGATCTGTGTATCCGCAGCCAGTGCCGTAGTATCAGGCACAAGCATAGTGACATCGCCCTCGACATCCATATGGATCTCAGCACCGGGAGCCCAGTCGAACTCCTCTATCTCGCCCTTGATCTTCAGGGGAGGGAATGCAATCAGATCGAATACGTCAGCCTTGATGTTCTCAAGGTGATCGATCCTGTACTGCATACCAACAAGATTGTGCAGCGGTCCCATAGCGTACAGGTTGTCAGGACGCAAGCGCCAACCAACGTGAGCTTTGGAGCCCTTAGGGAACCAACTAGGATTGACTTCCTTGCGGATTACTTTCGAGCGATCAATAATCGTAATGCAATGATTCCGCATAAGAGTATCAGTGTTAGGATCATACAGGTCGCCCTCGAATTCGATCAGTTCAACATACGGGGATTGGTAGTACTCGTACAGGTTACCGAATCCATCAATGGTGTACCCAGCAGCCTTGTCGAAGTCCTCGATGCTGTACTGACCGTTGGCAATGTCATGCCGGAACTTCATGGCCTTGGACAGAGCTTCCTTTACCCAACCTTCGTTAGGGAAGTCCTCTGCTAGTGCCTTTAACTCCCCGAGATTCATGATCTTCCGTGTCATCTTGGGAGAGTTCTTGAATGCAGAAGCTGCCGGATTGATCAGGATATCCAGAGGAGAGATCCGCATAACACGCGGGCCAACATAGCCCGGAATCATTTCTCCTGTGAGTTGATCCTCTTTGGTTTCGTTTACCCACTCTACGTCCGCAAAGGCATTGCCGTAGTCAATGTAGTCGTACAACAGTTGCGAGATTGCAGTACGGAACCCGCCAAGGCGAGTCTTGTTCTGCATGTAGGATTCAATGGCTTCCCGCTTTGCTTTGGTAGCGTCATCCAGAGAAAAGCCTTCCCACTTCATCCACTGATCGTTAGGGAACAGAGCAGCCATGTAGTTGGCGTGCAGGTTATCCCGAATCTGCGTCAGTTTAGGAGTAGTTGTGCTGTTTCTCCAAGGTAGGGTCCTGTTGGAAGTCTTGCTTGTATCCGTAGCGAACAGGTAGTTCCTAAGTTCCTTCTGTTCCTCTACCCACGGCTTACGCTGATTATGGAAATCATTCCACATCATGTATATTTGACCAGCAAGATTGTCCGGTCGAAGCTGATCCCTGAGTTGCGCTACATTACCTGCCATATGCTATTCCGCCCATCGTTGTGCCAAAACCGCCGAACCGCTTGTTGAACAATGCTAGTCCGGGAGTACCTTTTACTTTCTCAGTTCGCTCTCGTGGCTTCTGAGCAATCTCTACGATACTGGCTAGAGTATCCACTACGTCATCGTGAGCAGGTCTAGCCAGAAGGATCTCGTCTTCCAGTACAGGGATGTATCCGCCACGGTAGTGCCACATTGCCTGCTGCTGGTACCGAGGTTCCAGCACTGCTGCAATGCGCTCTTCCTTTGAACCCTGGTTCCTGTTAGGCCTGTACTCATCGATCTTGAGAGAGACGCCTCCCTCTTTAAATCTCTGCTTCAGGTCATTCACAATGACTTGTTGGGCCGTCGTGACTTCTGCTCTGAGCTTCTTGAATTGCCATTTGTTGTACATACCCACGAGCCTATCGTAGTACTCGCTGATCTTATCGCTCTTGAAGCGGTCAATATCGAGTACATAGATATCGTTAGAGGCATCAACGCCAATGACAACGATAGCCGTATAATCGGATTTTTTTGATAGACTGAACGCAAAGTCAACTCCTGCGTATACGTTAAGTCGGTTCTCCTTGAAGAACCAAGTGCCTGATACTTGCTTTAGGAACTTCTGATCGTAGTACTGGAACCTAGAGCGATCCACTCGATTGGATTCAGGATCGTTAGGATTGTTGTAGTACTGTGCATAGAACTGAGTCTTGTCAGTGTACTCAGCATAGATCCTGGAGAGGATCTTACGATCAAAGCCAAAGCGTTTTCCGTCCGGTCTAGCCTCTCTAGGCCAAGTGAATACTCCGTCCACCTCTACAACTTCTTCCATCATATCCCAAACTGGGATGTACTTAACGATCTCATCATTCTCGTTGTAGATGGCTTCCTCTTGTTTAAGCCATACGCTGTACTGATCTCCGGGATGATACCGAGTACCCGCTGCCTTAACCATTCCTCCAGCGTTCTTGATGCTGGACATCTGGGACATAGATGCAGCAGTCTTCCTACGGCCTTCTTCTGTGTACGCATTGTCAGGAACAACTACGTCATCCGCAATGATGACATCAGCGTGCCAACCAGTAGTGTTCGTAGTTAGACCAGCAGTACGGATCGTGTTATCCCGTACCATCTCTTTAGCCCGAGCAGGATGGTCTACGTTAATTGCCGTAGTGGACCACTTGCTCCTGCGTCCTTCGTCTTGATCCAGCATTTCAGGCCAGTACCTGCGGTACACTGGAGAATCAATGATGCACTTGATGGCGTACAACTGATCCTCTGCTAACTGGGCTGTAGCCGAGATGTACAGGATCGTGGACTCAGGATGCTTAGTGATCCACCAAGCGCACCACACTGCCAAGCAATGGGACTTCTGGTGTCCCCGAGGCAGCATGATTAACTGGTTAAGATCATTCTCCGAGTGCTGCAAGAAGCGGAATACCTTCTCATGTATCTCCCCGTATATCCGCATAGGATTTACAAGGCGAGCAAAGGTACACAGATCCGCTTCTGCCGCTTCTCGTATCTCTTGCTTAGTTGTCATTAAATGCCGTTCTGGTAGATAAGGTTTTCCATAGCAGCCATCCTCACAAGAAATTCTTGACCATAAATGGAACTGACGAATACGTCACAGTCACTGACTGACCGGGAGCCAGCGATACGCTTCGGTTTGAAGTGAAACCTATTGCGTTTGCGCCCAATGCAATTTCGCTGACAGTGCCAGAAAAAATAGAAATGTACTCAGGTCGAATTCCTGCGGTATAGGTAAACGGAGAAGCGCCCACGGTAATGAACGTGCTTGTTCCTACGAGCTGGTCGCCTTTGTTGCTTTGGACTACTGTGCCTGTACCGCCAGCGCCAGTGATGGCTGCGACTGACAGATTAGTGAGTAGGTTGCTTACAAAATGCGTGTTTTGCGCGGTGGACAAGTCAACCGCTATCTGTGCGTTTTGCAGGGTGTTGCTACTAATCCCGGTACGGTTTGCAAAACTTGTGACACTGATGCAAGTGGTGCCACCAGATATGATGTTGCCGTCTATGCGGCAATCTGTACCCTCAACGCGAATGCCATAAGCGGTTGGGTAAAACTGATTTGCCGAAACAATACATGCGACAACATTTGATTTGATTTGTAATGCATCGGCAGTAATTGTGCTAAACCAGCAATCGGTTATTTGGATATTAGAAATATTGTCTATGTAAAGACCGGAACCTCCGCAAGTGTCAAAGTCGTTACCTTCAAACTTAAATGAATACAATCCGTTTGCATTTGACGATGCATTTAAACCTGCGCCATTTGATGATGTATTGAAAAATATGTTATCTCGACAATACACACCTTCAACAAAATCCCAAGTGACAAGAGCTGATACACCACCTTCTATGCGATTCTCTCGAATAACTACGTCAACAGTACGATTAGTGCTTGAGTCAGTACCTTCAAGATAAATTCCATAATTAATGCAATTATCGATATAGTTGTTTTGAATGTCGATTATTGTGCCGCGATAAATTCGGATTCCGTTGTATATCTCGTTGTTGCCATAAATGCGGCAGCCTGAAATTTCACTGACGCCAATATAGTCTGAATCAATAGCATAGCCAGCAGTAGCAACTTGCTGCCGCGTGAATGCGACGTTTTGTATTTTTGCGTAGCGCTGGGTGATGCCGTCGCCAATCTTGATATGACTTTTGATTCCGCTAGCATCATCAAGAAGCAATTGGCTATCGTTGAAATTTAGTTCAAATGCACCGGAAACATTTATAGTGAGTGTGTTTGTGGTGCGGTAAATTCCGCCCGCTGGCGCAATCACCTGTTTTGCACCAGAATCAATCGCAGCCTGTATCGCCGCCGTGTCATCCGTCACCCCATCTCCAACAGCACCAAAATCCTTTACACTCACAACATCATTGAGCTTCTCAGCAACAGTTCTAGTTTCAGCGCCAGTGGCATCCGCTGTGTACGCAATGTTATCCGCATCTACCAGAGAGGTATTACCAGCGTTCAGTACATAGTACCCGTTCATATCCAGGTTGGACTGCATACTATTGGGTTCCCCGTTGGGATTATCCCTGTACAGTACTTTATTCTGGAACTCATCCTCGATAGCAGTGAAGTTAGCGTTCAACGCTGCTTGGCTAAGGTAGCCAGAACTTACGGTATTTAGATCAATCTTTGCCATGTTGTTATCCTTTGATTAGATCGTTGCGAACCAGTTGGCGTTTACTACACCACCGCTTGTTATTCCGAACATCACAATATTGAATCCGCCAGCACTGATATCGTACACACTGGCTGACAAACCTCCTCCGGTCTTAGAGTTCACAGTAGCTTGTACTTTGGGTGTAACAGGAAATGCCAGAGGGAATGTTACGTTCTGAAGAGCAGTGGTATACAAGGATGCATAGGCTGCACTAGCAGTAGCGCTTACAGAACCGGACTGAGAGAGTCCTGCGTAGAACGTGACATTAGTTAGTACTCCACCAAGGCCAGTAGTACAATCCAGAGCAACCTGTGGATAGAACACAACGGAGTCCACGTTACCGCCAATGGTTACAGCAGTCTCGTTTGTGCCATTCCCGTAGAACGTATTAGGAAGCATAGTAATCCTTGCCCCACGAGCAAGGTTGACTCCAACAGCGCTATTCCCAAGATTGAACAAGTTATCCGAGATGTTCACACTGTCCAGATAGTCATAGCCAGGATCAGAAAGAATGAATCCGATACCACTAGCGGGTACACTGAGTTGGTTACCTTCCATAATAACCATGCCAAAAGTAGTACTGCTGGTGCCATTCAAAGCAATACCTGCTGTTGCGGGCCACTCGATAGAGTTCCCTTGGATAAGCAGAATGCTTGTCATACTAGGATTACTGTTGAACTCTCCTACGTAACCGTAGTTACCGTTCAGGATCTTGTTGTTAATAATCCTAAGGCCACCTGAACTTAATTGCCGGACTGCATCCCCTGTTGCGTCCCCAGCATCGAACACGTTAGCTCGAATAGTAGAATCCCCTGCATCCGGGGTATCCGTGTTGGCTACTTCTACTGCGTACCTGTACCATGCAAAGTAGCAATCCTCAATACTCCAAGTAGCTGCCTTTACGAACTGTACTCCTCGGTAGCTGTACGCAAATACGCAGTTACGGATACGGGAGCCAAAGTTGTAGCCGCTTGTGGGTTCGTACTTGATGTATGCTGCTGCGGTTTGCTTCGTGTTAGTTACTGCTGGGCTAAACGTCATGTTCTCGACGTCAACTCTTGCAGTAGTTGTGATGCTCCAGAGGTTAATAGCTGCTCCGCTAGCTTTAATATAGGTAGCATCAGCGCCTTCACCTACTGCGCGTACTTGCTTAGAGATAGTTACTGCGCCGCATAGGTACGTGCCCTTAGGGAAAAGCAGTACACGATCCTCTGCTGCGTCAAAGGCTGCTTGGATAGCAACAGTGTCATCCGTTGATCCGTTACCAACTGCTCCAAAGTCCTTCACGCTAAGGAACTCTGACAACTTGGACTGGACGGTAACAGCTACTGCTCCGGTTGCTGAATTCTCGTAAGGAATGTTTACAGCAGTGGCATTAGATATCCCAAGAGCGGTTGGATTACCTACATTAAGCAAGTTAAAACCATTCATGTCCAAATGGTTCTGCATGCTATTGGCTTCATTTCCGGGATTATTACGATACAGAACCTTATTCTGGAACTCGTTCTCAATAGAGGTAAAGTTGTTATTGATCTGAGCCTGACCCCGGAACTCAGTCGTAATATCGTTCAGCGTAATCTTAGCCATTATTAGCTCCTACTTGTCAGCCTTGTTATTGATTCGATCTTGAATAGAAAGCAAGAGATCCTTGATCTCTCGGATATCCTCTTTGTAATCCTCTCTGCGTACAAAACTGGAATGCAGTTCTCGTTCCAACGCCATCAGATCATTCTTCATTGCATTAGCTGCATCGTAAGCAATACGTACAAACCAACCGACAAGGAATAGAATGAACGAGAATGCAATGTTAAAGAGGAGTTGGTAATCCATATTATTCTACTTGTTTGGCTTAGTCAGCGTTGTGTGCAAGTCTTGAATAGCTTCTTTAAACCATGCCATAGCGAACTGTTGGAAATCCTGACTACGCTGAGCAATAGCAGGATGCATTCCGTTACCCCAAACCGCTTGGAAATCACAGGAGTACCCATTAGGATTAATCTCAATATCCGTATGCGGAGCATTCCCCATGCGCCACTCTTTGGACAGGTAATAGAATCCCATCTCCGAGAACGGTTCCTTGTGCGTAGGATCACCATAGTATCTAGTTGAAGCCCAGTGCGGGATAATAATTGCACAAGTAGCTCCGGGCTTGAGTACGCGGTACAGTTCATTGAAGAAATGAATGCGTTGCCACTTACCTTCAAGATTAGTCAAGTGCTCAAGGAAATGACTACAGTGCGCTTCATCAACGGAGTTGTCCTCCCAAGGCCAAGGATCCGTACCAATATCCAGAACAACGTCCACACCTTCCATTGAGTACTGATCCACCCCAATGAAACCTTCCTTCTTGTTCTTACCGCAACCCAAATCGATTTTCATAAGTATCCTTACCAAGTAAAATCTTCGATGCCGAACTGGCCGGTCATATCGTAATGACCAACCTTTACGGAGCAGTCAATTGCACAACGGTAGCCGTGCTTCCTAGCATCACCCCAGAAGTACAAGTCCTGCGTTCCTACTCCGTCTGCGCCTGCAACAGTTTTGAACCAAGGACGGCGCAAGCGCTCATCTTTGAACATTGACAGTCGCCAGAGGTTGAATCCCATACCTGTTCCGCAGCACTCAACTAATCCACCATTGGGATCAGGAGGCTGTGGACGGAAGTTCAGCACAGGATCCTTAGGATCTCCCCAGATTTGGGGCTGGCCTTGAGGCCCCTTAGTCCAATACAATCCACCAATACAAGAGAACTCAGGATGCGTTTCCATCTGGTGGATAAGCTTTACTAAACCATCCGAAGGTGGGATGTTATCGTGCTCGATAGTCAGCAGGTACTCCCACTGATTGAGATCCGGATGCGCCAGGATCTCCGCAATCGAGTTAGAGAATGCTT